TCGCAGCAGCACCACCTGTGTCTCATCACCTTAACTAGCGATTGCCAGTAAGTTTATTCAGTCACTCCCAGTATTAAAACCGTCGCCTTAATACACTATTTATTATAGCAGAACAAAAAGGATTTGACAAGCTGTTCTGCTCTTTCCTCTCCAAATATACCTTTTAGATACCCTCCAACAGGGTCTAGACGTGTCATATAGGCATCGAAGTCAGCATATACTGACGTATCTTCCCCATCTGGTTTTGCAACCTCTACCATATTCTTATATACTTCCAAATAATTATCAAATATATCTAGATATTGATCTACTTCGTCTGCGTTACATTTACGCACAATTATATTCTCTGAGAAGTGATTACCTTTCTCAAAGAACCTATAATCCTCTGTTGGTTTTGGTAAACCTGGCACCTCAAACTTAAACTTCTCTGTAGGGTGCTGAAAATCAAATACTATAATTACCTTATTCTCACCAAATCCCATAAGATCCATGCCAAAACAGGGTAGATTACTCCCCCACCCACAATCAGTGCAAAGATCACCTCCAGTCTTAGGATAGATGATGTTGTTGTAGATACAAGACTTTTCATTGTAAATTTCTACCTCTCTTGCTTTTATAAAATATTTATTTCTATAGATCTTCGCTGTCAGAGAAGTGTTACGTTTCCCTTCCCATAACATGTCCATAGGATCTTCTACAAAGTCGAACTTATCAAATAAGATCTTCTTATAATTTTGCCAAAGATTATTCATCTCTAAACTCTTTCTTTTCATAATCAAATCTAGGATGAGGTTCAGCAGGAACCCATGGTTTCTTAGATTCATTTCCGATAACGATAAATCTATCAGCAGCAAATGTTCCTGCTAGACTGATTCTAATTTTGTCACCATCAACCCAATTTGTAGATCCATCTTTCTTAGTGTGATTCATCAACTCTTGGATCTCGTCGATCATTTCTTGTGTCAGTTTCATTTTTTAAATACACCCATCTTTGTCAAAATATACAGCGATAATGCTGTCCAAAAAATAATTTCTAGTCCTAAGTTATTCATTAGTCTTCGTGGTCATCCCATTGGTCTGTTAAACCTTTGTTATTGAAAAATGCTCTGTATATTCCAAACCCAGACATTAGAACTAATATTACTAATATAGAAATGCCAAGAGTTTGATTTGGGTCAGCGTTGTAATGCGGTATGAGAGCATTACATTTTGTCCAAGTGCCAGGTAATGTGTAGACAGGTGGACACGATATGAAAATCATAAGTTATGCGGGACAAGTTGGTGGAGGGAGTTTTGGAAAACGTAATCGTTTTTTCCATCTCTCTATAAAATCTTTTATCTTTTTATCCATTATATCATAGATGTCAAATTGTCAATGGTTGGGTTTTCGTGTTGTAATAATTTATAAAAGTTCGTGACCCTATCTGTATATCTTGTAATAAAAGGTTCTTGTAGATATGGTTGATATAATCCATCATGTAGATAGGTATAATCAAACTGATATCTCAAACACAAACGATCTGTAGTGTCACCTAATCTCCTATGCTGAGTTATGCTATTATCAAAAATCATTAGGTCATCATCATTCTCCCACCAATAATCGTAAATATATTTTTCTATTCCTTTCTTAACCTCTGCTAGTAATCTATCATTGTTACTACCTGTCACAGTGTTAAAACTATAGTGCAAACCTTTTATTCCTGCAGGACTTTGTATCACCAAAGGTATTTCTGTATCTGGTTCTGGACACATGTTTTTATATACTATATTATTCTCTCCGTTGGCATTTATCTTACCATCAACAAAGTTGTGAATTAGAACCATCTCATCTAATTCACTACGCATACTGTCACTTATACTATTATAGTATGGTGCTGTTACCATAACTCCTGTAGCACTTTTAGTCATGCCATGTTGACCTAGTAATGCAACACCTGGCGTGAATGCTAGGTCTCCACATTCATTACTATGCCATAGTAGTTCACCATGATCAAACAACCCTGTATGGTATCCGTTAATTTTCTTACCAGTGACCCTTAAAATATTACCGTCTTCTCTAGTGAGACCACCAATTCTTTTAAATTCTTTTATATACTCTTTCTCATCAGCAGGGACATCTGGACTCGCTAAGATTTCGTGTATGTTACCCTTTGCCCATGGAAATTTACCAAAGGTAATTGCAGCATAGTTTTGCCTATGTTCTCCCCATTTGCTAAGAACTTTATGAAAAACCTTTTTCTTTTTTAGTTTTGTTTTTCTAATGATCATGACAAGTTTGTTCATATACAACTTGCCAAGATCCATCCATTCGTCGAGAGTTATATTTTTAAAATCTAAATCATCAACGAAAACTCCATAACCTTCTAACTCAGGTATATCAGTTATGCGGGTCATAATATCTTATGAGTGCTCCTGTTACTGCAATCAATACAACAACACCAACCAATACCCAAGTCATTCTGGTAACTCCTTAATCATTTTGTGAACATTATCTTTAAGTTTATCATAGAACTGAGGACCTACCTCATCTGGTGGCATACCTAACATACTTGCAGCATTTTTGACTTGCTGCACAAGTTTCTTTGCTTCTGGATCATCAGATAAGGTAACTCTCATATACATTGTCTGTTGTAGTTCAATCAAACGTAACATTTTATCCAATTGATCTCTCTTTTCTTTTGCATTCAACATCAAACCCATACGATTGATGTCCATATACAAATCTTGCATTTGTGTGAGTTCTTTTTGGACTACATCTGATTGAAAAAACTTCATACGTATTGTTCCTTGATTATCTTCTTGTATTTACCTTTATCTATATTAATAAAGGGTTCGTATTTCACTACTCTTTGACTGAGTGGTTTCCATACTATTTGTTCTTTGATATCTTCATCAAACCTATCAACATAGTTGAAGATCTTATTGAAGATTGCCAAAGTTTCTATGCTTATTTTACCACCAAGATATGCTTTTAGCAAGGGTGGGTGCACTCCATCTATTATAAACAACTTATCAAACTTTCGTGACATGTCGTGTAAGGTTGTCACGTCTTGTTTGAATGTGTATGTTAATGATTGTTTTCTTTTGATATAGTCTTTATAGTTATTAGATCCATCCTGTATGAGTGTAGATGGGTATATCTTGTCATTAGTAATCATACTAGCAACAAAGAAATCTAATAATTCTTCCTTACCAAAAGTTCGTGACAGTTTAACGAAGAAATACTTGTCCTTCCTAACATCAAACGATTGCTTCGATGCTCTTGCAGCAATACCATATTTGAAGTAGTCGAACGTATCCGACGAGAAATGCAATTTCAAGGAGAGATACATTTTGTATACCTCCATGCCAGTCACAGTTTTAAAAATGCCTTTGATGTTCTTTTCATGTAATTTAATCTTTGAGCATCAAACTTTAACTTCTCTTTGAGGGGTTTAGATATTAACTTACTAATACCATCCATTTCTATATTCTTATCTTCACAAAACTGAACGATTGCTTCGATGTAATTAAGGTTTCCTTCTTTGACAATCTTCTCTATCTCCACCGAAAACTTCGCTGAAGTCATAAAATTCTTCTCAAAAATATCGTCAACTTTACCAGTTGCCATAAGCACTCCTGTAGGCGGTGATGTACTCCCTGAGTCTGCGAGCATACTTAAATGTGTCATAAATTTCAAATACTTGTGGTTCGCCTGTTTCACAAGCGATAATGGTCACGAGTTTCTTGGGTATTAATCCAGTTAACTCTTGAAACATTATAGCATATGCTGTCTCTTGTGCAAAGTAGTCGTCAATCCACTCTTCACGTTTGTACTTTGTAGATGTTTTGAAATCTATTATCGCTAACTCTCCATTGTATTCTGCAATACAATCAACTCTTCCTGCCATTTTCAAGAGACTAGAAGACAAGGGATCTTCTAGGGCATGTATGTTATCAATACTATCTAGGTAGGGTTTAATCTGGTAAAATAACCCCATAGATAGTGCATCGTCTTTATATTTACTAATAGAATCATTTGATAGATATAACTCACACAACTTGTGACACTTATTACCTCTAGTAGATGCACGTTTTGATATCTTGTTTGCTTCTTCTTCACCAACTTTTTTTCTCCACCTCATAATAGACTCCTTTTTAGAGTGTCCTATTACAGTTGTAACAGAAGGGTAGAGAGAATCGCCAACACGATATCTCCTACCCTTTTCTGTAGTCGTTGCTTGTAACTGTGGAAAGTTATGTAAGTTTAAGTGGTTAAATGCCAAGATTCAGTTTACTAATCAAATAAGATTTGACTAGACCTGATCTCACGATGTCATCTATGCCAAATTCAATGCTTTCAAACTCCGTCATGTCGTCAATAATTTTCTTGAAGTCCATGATACCAGTTTTCTCATGTGATTTAATAAGATCACTTTGTGCAGCATCCCCTGCAAAAATGATTCTACTATTCACACCTAGTCTTGTTATTATACTATCTAATTCATGAAAATTCAAGTTCTCAGATTCATCAACCAAAACTATACTATTATCTATGGTAGTTCCACGGATGAAACTTGTAGACCAGAATGATATAGTATCTTGTGCTTTTAGATTGCCATACAACATTTCAAATGATGCATCATCAGGCATCTCGAACATATATCTTACCATGTTCTTATATGGTATCTGATATAGGTTTGCCTTGTCTTCATGATCACCTGGCAAGAAACCAATCTCTCTTGTAGGCACTAATGATCTTACGATGTATAGTTTATTATATGGTGTAGATTCATCTAGAATACTTTTGAGTGCAAGATACAATGTGATAAATGATTTACCAGTTCCTGCTGCACCAAACAAGAACATATGCTTGTTATTCTGCCATGCCTCGTATACCTTCTCTTGTGCGGGTGTAAGAGGTTTAATATCTACTAGATGTTCGGTTCCAATTGGTTTACGTCTCATTTGTCTGGTCGATAGTCCAACCATAGTTGGTTGCTTTTTACTTTTAACTGGCATTACTTAAGTGCGTCGAATTGAGCATAGGGATGATGTTTCTTGACGTTGTTTAGACGATCTTTGAAACCTTGTGGAAGTTTGTTTTGATAGTCACCAACTTCACTGATAGCAGACATGACTCCTGCTTGCCAGTTCTTCTCCCATTCGGGATTCTCTTCCCTCCACTGCTCATATGCTGAAATTGTAAGGTTAAGTTCTTTCTCTTCACCTGTAGAGTAATTCTTTACTGGATATATTGGCATTACTTATACTCCCAGTTTAATGCGTTTGTGCATACAGGGAATTGTTGTTTAAAGATGTCCCTTACTTCTTTTACTATGTCCATATGTTCTTTTTGTGTTCCATGTGCACTACGTAAATCTATATAGTGAATCCATGACCGAACACTTCCTGTCAT